GAACTACCTATGGCAACGCATAATTCTTTTGACCTAAATCCTGATGTAATAGTAATAGGCTTGTCGAAGTGCGCCCTTACTGGCTCTAATACTTCATAACAAAGATCGCCAAGATTTTTAATTTCTCCACTACCAGCTTTATTAGTTATGCCTTTTCTTGTAGCAGTTTGGCTTTTCTCAAATTCTTCTAATGTAAAATGTTTTGATAATTGCATGATTAACTCCTATCTTGCAGTTGTTGGTATTCCTGTTGATGTAACAAATGGGGATTCTGCAAAAGCCATATACACAAATGTGCCATCATTCATGCTTCCACCTGTTCCTCTTAACTTAAATCCATTAGATACATAATCTACAATATTTCCAGCATCACCATCTCCTGCTTCAGCACCACTATTATTTGCTTCTAAACGATCATCTAAAACATTAAAAGGATTTCTTTTATTGTCATATATATACCAATCAGCAGTATTATCTGATCTTTTAAACATAACCCAAGCTGGGCGAAAGCCTAAATAAACAAATGTTCCATTAGCATTTCCATTTCCTGTGTAGCTTCCATGTTTAGAAAATCCTTTTATACTTGTAAAGCAATAGGCAATCATAGAATCTGAAGAACCATTAACTTCTGGTACTCCAGCACCACCACCAATAAATCCAAATGTTGTTGAACTTGTTAAATTGCCAATACCACCATTCGTTGAGCCATTTCTATCACTTGATGGGTCAGTACCATTTAAAACTGCCATATGACCTGAACTCATACTTCCATGTTTCACTCCCCAGTTTGTAGCATCTGTTCCATTTTTTATTATTACTACATCAGGAATTGCACCTAATCCATGACCAATAGTTGCAGAGCCAGAATTATCTCCTGTCCAAGAAACAATACTAAATCCAGCAGTAGTGTTAGCAGAAACAGAACTTGTTATATTTCCATTAGAATTTGATGATGCAGAGCCACCAGCTTTCCACTGCCACCCACAATACGCACCTGAACCATTTACATCTGTCCTAGTACCTAAACTAAATCCATCACTATTAAACGCAGTTAGTGAATTTGTGTCTGTTGTTGAGGGAGTTGTACCATTAGGAATAAAAAATTTATTTGCACCTCTGACACTATCAAAAAGATTATGATTTTCTGTTGCATGAGTACCACTTCTGCATTTAATCCAAACCATATCTGGTTGCAGATCAGAGTTGCCATCATTAACAACTGATTGTGTACCAGCATTTCCATTATATAAGGCTATCTGGAAGTATGCTGATGGGTCGTCTATTGTTGTATAAGCCATAATTAATTCCTATCCATATTCTGCTAAATTCTTGCTATTTAAAACAAAGTAACCACTAGGCACAGAAAATTCCATATTACCATGACCATCAGCATCTGTGTTGCCTGATGAAATTGCAAATGAGGGAGAGCCAAAGTTTGCTTCAGTTACACTTCCATTATAACTTCCTATACATACTGCTTGTCCATCATCACATTTACTATCTGTTGGTGTCCAAGTTTTAACAGCACCTGTTTTTGAAGCACCACTTTCAGGATTGCCTGAAGTTTGCCAAGTGCCATTAATTCCTACATAAAAAGCACCATTTACACTATCTAAAGCAAAAGATAAAATATCTCCTGTATCCCAAGTTCCTATTACTGCTGAACCACTTGTTGAACCATTTTCAAGTGTTTTACCATCTGGTCTTACCATAATATCTAAAGTTCCACTTGCAGCACCACCATATCCAGCACCACCATTTTGTAATCTAAAACCTCTTTTTGCTTGTATGAAACCAAATTTAGGATTTCCACCACTATATTTATTAGTGCATTTTAATTCCCAATACCATTTAGCAGTAGCATTAGGCATTACAAATGTACTAAAAGTTTCCCCATCATTTGTAGCTGTATTTCCTGTAATTTTTAAACTACCCTCTGATAAATCATTAAAAGATGATGTTGCTAAAGGATTTAATGTTGCAAAATTATTTGTGCAAGTATCAGTAGATTGATCTACTGCTGTAAGGTTATTAACTGTAAAGTTATTAGAACCAGCAGCATCATTTCCTAAAGCTGAACTATCTTCAAAGTCTAAATAAAATCCATTGTTGCCAAAGGTTAAACCAGATACATTTTTCGGTTTCCAAATGTTAGGACTATCACTATCAAATTCTCCAAATGATGTTGCATCACTTACAGCAGTACCATCTAAAAATGTTACTTCTGCTAAATAACCACCAAAATTCTGACTACTATTATCATGTTGAATACCTATTCTATGTACTGTGCTACTACCATTAATTTTATTTGTACCTAAATTAGTTGCTGATAATGTAACAGAAGCACCATTTACATAAAGAGTTATAGCAGTTCCATTCCATACCCAAAGTGTATGATACCAAGAACTAGGGTCTCTGAACACCATTGAAGTTACAATATTAATCTCTGAACCTGATATATTTCTAAATATATTTAATTTATCGTCTGTTCCAAAATATATTTCTGTTCTATCTGTACTACCTGAACCAGCACTAAAAACTTTCTGTGAGCCACTTGAACTTACATCTGATCTTTTTATCCACATAGATAAACTCCAAACATTAGTATTACTTGATGTTCCTGAAGTTCTATTTAAATAATCAGTACTACCAATATTAAATCTTAATGAGTTAGCTACATCATAGCCTGTGTCTTTTATGGAGTTAGTTCCAAGTATTAGTGGCATTAAATCTCCAATGTTGGAAGTTCGCCTAATGGTCTTGTAACAGAACCATCATCTTGTTCTGTGTATGTGTATAAAGTTTCTAATGTTGGAGTATCACTTGCGT